AATCCCTCGCGTCTGTCATGCCATTGCGAATCCAGTCTGATGGATACTGCAAAGATGTTTCAGAAATGAAGCAAATATTGCATGCCCATTTAGACGGGTTTACAATGGCTCCTTTCGTACCTGGTCATGGACCGGGAGCCGTTGCAAGTACCGAAGTTAAGTGCTGGTATGATAAACATACCAGTGCACGCTCCGATGCTCGCATAGGCTACCTCCTTGGCCACGCAGATCTTGGGTCCCAGTTGGACTATCTACCGCTTGTTGGCGATGATAGGTCAACTCGTACCTCACGGTACATTTGTGTTCCCAAGACCTGGAAGACGCTTCGAGGAATCTCTTCAGAACCATCCGAACTGCAATTTTGGCAGCAAGGTGTTCTTAGACGAATTGACTCGATGTTCTGCCACGATGAGTGGTGGAAATCCCGAATCAATTTGCACAGTCAAGCACGTTCACGTGATCTAGCCCTTTACGGGTCTAAGACAGGTAAATATGCCACTGTGGATCTCTCAGCAGCTTCAGATTCGGTCGCATTGCAGCTTGTTCGTGACCTATTTGGGAATTCCCATTTAGGCCGATGGTTGCTTGGCACTAGATCAGTCTTCACTTTATGTGGAGAGCAGACCATCCGTATTCAGAAGTTCGCCCCAATGGGGAGTGCTTGCTGTTTTCCGGTGGAATGCATGATCTTCTGCCTTGCAGCTGAAGTTGCAGTGCGCCGAACACGTAAACCGTCTTGCAAGGCAAGACAAGTTTGCGTGTTCGGAGATGACATCATTGTGCCGAGCTACGCCGCTCATGAGCTATTTGAGATCCTTTCTCATCTTGGCTTTTCTGTTAATTCAGATAAGTCATTCTGGGAAGGAGACTTCAGAGAAGCTTGTGGCGTTGAAGCTTGGCGCGGACAAGACATTGCCCCATGTCGTTTTCGACAATGGACTAGCGGTGTACTTGGCCGTTGTTCTGACTACGATGAGATTGCGTCTATGGTGTCCTTTGCGAACGAGTTGTTCGTAAGGGGCTTACACGATACGCGCGAATTCCTACTGGACCTTCTCTTCGATAAGAAGATTAGGTTAGGTGGGGATCGCACGGTTCGTGTCCAAAGCACAGTCTTTTCGTCCTTTTCTGGCGAGAGTCAAACTCTCGCTTCACCATTCCCGACAAACTTCAACTTGGTGAAGAAGTTTAGTCGTTCCTTGCAGACATTTGTCTACAAGAGAGTGGTTTGGCAGGAAAGGCCGAGATCACGAAGTATGGACTCGGTAATGTCTGAGTCCTATGACATGTGTGAATATGTCACTTGGCTCATTCGGCATCAACCGGGTGTCCTTGACTTCGATGCGCTCTGGTCGGATGGTTGGATTGAAAGTGTGGAGCAAAATCCATACTCTCGTCTACCTCTAGGAACAACAATGGTCCCCACTGTGAAGTGGGCGTTGCCACCTACCTACTTTTCAATAGGTTAGTGGCCCATCAACTCTTTTGAGGGAGTCAGTCATCCGATGACTACCA